AAGATGCCGAGTTCATTCAATCGCGCCAGTTCTCCATCGAGGAAGCCTGCCGTATCTGGCGCGTGCCGCCCCATAAGGTGATGGATTATCTCAGAGCCACGTTTAGCAACGTGACTGAGATCAATATCGCCTACGTCGGCGATACCTTGATGCCATGGCAAGTCATGTGGGAGCAGTCGATTCATCAGCAATTGCTGCCTGAAGCAGAACGCGGAACGTATTATGTCGAACATGACAACTACTCGTTGCTGAAAGGGACGCCAAGCGAGAGAGCGACAGTCGAAACCGCATACGTTCTCAACGGAGTCTCTAACATCAATGAAGTGCGCCGGTCGCACAACTGGAATCCGGTGCCTGGCGGTGACAAGAACAGAGTCCAAATGCAGATGATGCCGATTGATGCGCCGGCCGGATTAGCGCAACCGGCGGCGGCGCCGAAACCAAAGGAGTAAACCATGCCGTGGGAAGAAACAGAAAATGAAATTCGCCACCGGGTCCGCGATCCTGGCTTATTCGATGCAAATAGTTTCCGCCGGATCACCATGAAAAAGGATGTCCCGCGCGTTTAGGCGATAATAGGCCACCTCAAGGGTGAAACTTCTACTACTGTTCAGGCTCTTCGATTCCCCAAGACTGAACCAGACAATTGGACGCTAGCAAAGGCTAAGACTTGGCGCAAGGATCACTTCTCGGAAACGAAAGGTGATGACGATTATGAGGTCCGCAACCTGGAGGTTGAGGAGATCCGGGTTGATGAGGAAGGCGATACCGGCCCAGTGATCCGCGTTGCGATCAAGTTCGATTCGCTTTCTGTTCCACTCGGTATGTTCAATCGGTTCCGAGAGAAGATCGCTTCGACTGCATTTGACGGAGCGCTCAACAATGAGAGTCACGAGGTACTGTCGTTCTGGAATCACAACACCGACTTACCTCTGGGCAGGCGTAGCGCGGGCACGGTCGCGATCTCAAAGACGCCGACGCTGTTCAAGGCGGAGATCCATCCCGGTGATACATCCTGGGCCATTGATGCCGTGAAGGCAATCAAGCGCAAGGACGTAAAAGGCACGTCGTTCGGCTTCCGCGTCCTGCCCCAGGGTGAAATTTGGGAAGAGGATGAACAGAAAAATCTCATTCGCACACTTACGAACGTTGATCTGGTCGAGGTATCGCCGACACCGATGCCGGCATATCCGACCAGTTCAGCTACGATACGATCGCTCGAAGGAGCGCTAGAACAATTTCAAGCCACTGACGAAGAGCGCATTGCGCTCTTGTCCGCGCAAATCGCAGACAGGCAATGGCGGGACCGTCTGCATTACGAATCGATCCGCCGCAATGGAGGTTTCGTATGAAGTCGCTAACTGAATTGCGCAACCGCCTCGCTGATGTCCTTCGGAAAATGGGGGAGATTGATGCGGCGGATACTGCCAAAAATGTTAATTTTCTTGAGAATGCTGAGTATGTGCAACTCAAGGCCGAAGTGCAACCACTAGAAGATCAGATCCGCGCTGCGGAGGCTGTCGAAGGTGAACGCCGCGCGCGAACTGAGCAGACTGATCGCTCAAAGCAGAAGAAAGTCGGTTTGGAAGATACTACCAGGGCGACTTCGCACAACCGTGCGGAGGATGCGCCGTTCATCAACTTCGGTGAGTTCCTGCAATGCGTCCGGAATGCGGCGATGCAGCCCAGTGGGATTGATCCGCGCCTCCAGAAACGCGCCGCACTCGGAGCCACCGAATTAGTCGGAGCCGAGGGCGGATTCCTGGTGGGCAAGGATGTATCCGCTACGATCCTCGAAGACATGCACGAGGTCGGTGTCTTAGCACCCCGGTGTCAGGAGATCCCGATTTCCTCGGGCTCGAACAGTATCGTCATCAACGGCGTGGATGAGACCAGCCGCATTGACGGAAGCCGTTTCGGTGGCGTCCAGGCTTACTGGGCTGCCGAGGCCGGCACAACGACCGCAACGAAGCCGAAGTTCCGCCAGATCGATCTGAAGTTGGCGAAACTTTTCGCGGTGTACTATGCCACGGATGAAGTGATCTCCGATGCAATCGCACTCGGTCAGATTGCCGGCCGTGCGTTCGGGGAAGAGATTGCATTTAAGGTCGATGACGCGGTCTATCGTGGCGATGGTGCCGGCAAGCCACTCGGCATCTTGAATTCCGGCTGTCTGATCACCGTCGCGAAAGAATCGGGACAGACTGCGGCAACCTTCACTTACGGCAATGCGGTAGCCATGCGCGGTCGGTTGAGTCCGCGTTCTCGCCCGCGCGCAGTGTGGTTCATGAACCAGGAGGTAGAGACTGTTCTGCCACTGATGAACTTCGCTATCTGGAACAGCCCAAAAACTGACGTGGTAGGTGGGAGTGCGGTCTACGTTCCGCCAGGCGGAGCAAGTGAGGCCCCGTTCGGACGCCTACTCGGAATGCCAATTGTGGTCATCGAGCACGCTTCCGCAATTGGCACGGTTGGTGATATCATGCTGGCCGATCTGAGTCAGTACCTGCTCGCCACGAAAGGCGGGTTGCAGCAGGCTGAGTCGATGCACGTCCAATTTTTAACGGGAGAGATGACATACCGTTTCACATATCGATGTGATGGCCAGCCCGCGCGCAAGGCCGCGCTCACTCCGTACAAGGGCAGCGCGACCATAGGTCCGTTCGTGTGTTTGGCTCTTCGTGCGTGAGGTAGTGTGAGTCCGTTGAGTGGTAAACCACAAACGCCCGAACACATAGCAAGGCGTGTTGCTGCAATCGCAGTTACAAAAGCCACTTGGACTGAGGAGCGTCGTGAGGTTTGGAAATTGCGTATCAGCGCAAATACTGCCTCACGACGCCCCGAAGTACGAGCGAAGAATTCAGCATCTCACAAAGGCCAATTCCCCTGGAATAAAAGCAAGACCTGCCCGCAGTTATCCGGTGATAAACATTGGAATTGGGGTGGAAAACAGACTCCAGAATCGATCGAGAAAATACGGATCGCCAATACCGGAAAAAAACAGACCCCTGAATGGATTGCTAAACGGGTTGTCGGTCGCGCTGGTTATCAACATTCAGCAGAGTCGAAGGAGCGGATACGCCAAACCAATCTAAAGACCTATAGTGACCCAGAGATTCGTGCGAAGCACATAGGACCAAACGCCTCAAATTGGGGCGGAGGTCCAGTCACTATACCCTGTACATGCTGTGGAAATGCGGTCAAACGTGCGAGATCTGTGGCTGAGAAGGCAAAATCTGGATGCTTTTGCAATCGCCAATGCTATAACGAATGGCTTGCTTTCCGATGGGAATCACCAGATTATCGTGCCGCTCATTCTGGTCGGAACGCAGTAAACTATGTCAGTGGGACCTGGAGTGATCCGATCCTACGTCAGATCAACAACCGTATAGCGAGCAATATGAGCCACTCGCTGAAGGGCGCAAAGGCTGGGTATGCCTGGGAATCTCTAGTCGGTTACACTGTCCATGATCTTCAGAAGAAATTGGAACGGACCATACCATCGGGCTATTCATGGGATGACTTTTTAGCAGGTCGTCTTCATATCGATCATGAAATCCCCAAGGCCGCCTTTAACTTCCGATCCCCCTCCGATCTCGACTTCCACCGTTGCTGGTCGCTCAAGAATCTCCGGCTGTTGCCGGCGATAGAGAACATGCGGAAAGGCGCGAAACTTTCCGCACCATTTCAACCGAGCCTGGCCCTTGGCCTTGCTACCTACCTAACAGGAGAATGAATATGGCTGAATTGCTTAGTGAAAAGGCGCATTTCGTCAAGGGCAAAGACCCAATTGCAGATGCGTTTACTGGAACCGTCTACTCAGATGTCATCTGCATCAAAAACTGGCGCAAGATCACGTTCGTGATCATGACAGGTGCCGTTGCTTCGGGTGGTGTCGGTACTACGACGATCACCGTCGTTGCTACAGAGGCCGCCTCACCCCTCAGTTATACCGCGATCCCATTTAAGTACCGCGCTATCACATCCGGCGACACCGTGGGCGCGCTGACTTCGGCAACCGCCGCGGCTGGGTTTACCACCACGGCGGGAGCTTCGCAACTGTACCTGATCGAGGTCAATTGCGAGGAACTGGCAGGTCTGGGGATGAACTGGATTGCGATGAAAGGCGTGGAAGTAGCCGATTCACCGATCATCGCCGGAATTCTGGGCATCCTGACCGAACCGCGGTATGCTGTCGATACCGATACCGTGATTGCCTGATGCTAGTTCGTGTGACCAAAGGGCCACTGACGGGCCGGGTATTTGATCTCCCGGCCCAACAGGCCGCTCGGGTGCTGAATGATGGGACGGCGGAACTCGCGGAGCCGGTAACGACTCTCGAATCCGCCGCCGTCAATCCAGCTCGAGAACATGCCGTCCTGCCGAAGGCTAGAATCCAGACATCATAACTGCGAGATGTAATGATGATCACTCCCACTACAATCACCGGCCCGGTGACTGAACCGATTGGTTTGGAAGAAACTCAAGCCGCCCTCCACATCGAATCCACCACAGACAATAATATTCTACTTGCGCTGTATATCGGGGCAGCGCGGCGGTACTTTGAGTGGCGCACAAGCAGGACATTACATCAGACAACTTACGAGTACGCGCTGGATTCATTCCCCGCGAATAACCAACCGATCCGGCTGCCGCGTGCTACTCCGCTTATCAGTATCACGGCGGCATCCTTCACATACAAGAATTCTGCGGGAGTCTCGACTCAAGTCACTGCCGCGGATTACATCGCAGATACGGATTCTCTCCCCGGCCGAGTAGTACTTGCTTACGGGAAATCCTGGCCGTCATTCACACCGTACCCTGTTTCTGCCGTGCGGATTCGGTATGTAGCTGGTATCGCTACGGCATCACCTATCACCGAGGCGGATGCGGATATCAAACTTCCGCTCCTGATGTTAGTCGGCGGCATGTGGGAAAACCGGGAATCGTTCATCATCTCTTCTGATAGTGCACTCTCCAAAGTCTCGGTTGATTATGGAGTGGAAGCGTTTCTCGGGAAACTCACAGTGGAGTACGGATTCTGATGCTCGCATCGTGCATAATGCCGACACGTAGCAGACCGGAATTATCCAGGCTGGCTGTCGAATGTTTCCTTTCCCAGACCTACAGTCCGCGTGAATTGGTGATCGTGGACGATGCCGATGACCGATCATTCCCGAACGGCATCTCAATACCGAACGTAGTTTATGAGTGCCTACCTGTGAGATTGCAGATCGGCGGGAAACGGAACCACTGTTGCCGCCGTGCGATGGGTGATGTCATCGTGCACTGGGATTCAGATGATTGGAACGCTCCAGAGCGGATAGAAGATCAGGTTACCCGATTACTCGAAACCGGCAAGGAGATGACCGGGTATACCACGATGCAGTTCACTGATGGCAAACTCTGGTGGGAGTATATCGGAGCCGGGAACTATGTACTCGGTACATCGTTCTGCTATCGCCGTAGCGTCTGGGAGAGAAGGCAATTCCCTGATGTGATCCTCGGAGAAGATCTAGTGTTTCAGCAGGGAGTCGATATCGCCTATGCTTTGCCGCGCGGTCTGATGTGGGCACGGAACCACAACGGAAACTGTGGCCGACGCAACATGAAGGCTCCACAATGGCGGGAATTGCAACCGGAGGAATTCCCAATATGCGTATGATGGCATCCAGATTTCTGCGCAAACTAGCAGATTTCTTGGACCCGAGAATTACTCCTCAATCCACTGCTGCGCTAGAGGAGTTGCAGTCAGAATGGCTGGAAACATTTGGCTTTGAACTTCCCATAATCAAATGAAACTCACTCTCGGTTGCAATGATGGTCACTTGGCACCGGCTGATGGTTGGTGCAACGTAGACCGCTGTCCACCGGCCGATGTTCTATGGGATCTCTCAGTCTCACCGTGGCCATGGGATGACAGCACGGTTGATCACATTCTCGCTAGTCATATTGTAGAACATCTGCCGGATAAGATCAGGACCATGAATGAAGCGTGGCGTGTCCTAAAACCTGGAAGGCGACTCGAGATTATCGTCCCGACTACAGATGGACGCGGTGCCTGGCAAGATCCGCAGCATTGCTCATTCTGGACTCCGAATGATCTCTGGTACTACGAAGCTGGCAACATCCATCGAGAGCGATTCGGCGTCCACTATGGGATCACTGCACGGTTCCGAACCGTGAATACGACACACCAAGATGCTGGTAACCGGATCTGGATTCTATCCGCACTACTGGAGGCCGTGAAGTGAGTTATTCGGTAGTGATACCTTCGCGTCTCAAGAGCAATCTGATCCCGTGTCTTGCCGCCATACGCAAGCAGCAACCGGATGCCGATGTGATCGTGGTAGACGACGGCCTGGAACTTACCGCTGAGGAACGAACCGACCTGAACTGCATCTGGTTGCAGGGAGTCAAGCCGTTTGTCTATTCGAGAAATTGCAATATCGGGATGCGCTACCGGGATAACACAGTACTCCGTTACAAGCGAGAACATCCTGATATCATCCTGATGAACGATGACGCTCTGCTCCTGACTCCCGGTGGTTTTGAAGCGCTTGAAAAACAGGCGACAGAACATCCTGAGTACGGTCTGATCGGAGCGGTCACAGGTATGGTAGGGAATCCTAACCAACGGCCGCGTGGAGTAGGATTGCGAGAAGATCCACGGATGGTCTGTTTCATCTGCGTTTACATTCCCAGGCGCACAATAGAGAGTGTCGGACTACTCGATGAGAGGTTTACTGCCTATGGGGAAGATGATACCGATTACTCTTTGCGGGTTCGTAAAGCAGGTATGAAGATAGGAATTTATGATGGGTGTTTTGTGGATCATTCGTGCCTGCAAAGTACCTTTAGAGGATCTCCACAAAAGAGTGGTGACATACGGCACAACCGGCAATTATTCATCAATAAATGGGGCCACGACGGATGGGGAGTAGCGTGAAACCACAAGTCCTGCTCATCGTTCCTGATGCACCATTCCTATATGATTCTCATGCCTTGCCACCGCTCGGATTGCTGTACCTCGGAGCGGCTCTTGAGTCGGGCGGATATGATCCGCGCATCGTGGATTTGTCGGGTGACATTGGGATTGAGGGATACAATCCGATCCTGATCGGGATCACGGCAACGACCGCGCAGTATCCGCAACTACCAGGGCTGATCGAATCCTGCCGGCGCGCTTATCTTGGTATTCCGATTATGCTGGGAGGGCCGCACTTCTCGGTATGTCCTAGTGATGGTGTAGCGCTTGGCGCAGATGGCGTAGGTATCGGCGATTGTGAGGCAGTTATTCTCCAGGCTGCTACTGATGCCCAAAGAGGATCGCTCCAGCCGGTCTATCATTCTCCTGGAAATATCGTCGATGTAGACCGCTGGCCCATTCCGGCGCGGCATCTCATCCCGATCCATGAGTACCGCTACTACCTGGATGGATCTCCGGCAAC